AGATCGATCAGCCCCTTGCCTTGACTGCCCTGCCTTGCCCACGGTATCAATGGGTGTTTATAGCTTTCAGACCACTGCTTTTGAAGTCATCAGGCTTCCCGATTTACTTTATTATACAATTTTTTAAAAAATAACAACTTTTGGCGATTTTTAGAGATCATGATCAAAAATGATGCTAATGATCCATCATGATCTGTTTTTTCGCTAAATTTGGCTAAATGATCCGAGATGATGCATCATGATCAAACGTGATCATATTATTTATAAAAATAATTTAAATGATCCAAGATGATCTTAATTATCGGTAAATGATCTTAAAAAAAGCAAATAATATGGGCAATATATGGCCAAAAATGCATTAAAAATCAAAGATAATTTTACATGATCTTTCATGATGCAAAATGATGTTAAATGATCTCAAATGATGCGAAATGATGCAAGATGATCTTAAATGATGCAAGATGATCTCAAAAAAGCCCAAAAATACCAAAATGATCGGACATGATCCTAAATGATCACAGATGATCTTTTATTTTAAAAAAGCTGCCCTTTAGAGAGCAGCCCGCTTTTAGTCCTCCCACTTTTGTAGGTTAACTGTTATGGTCCAATCCATACTGCAGAACTTTTCAGGGTCCCACATCGGACTTGGAACTAAGTGATCTCTTATCAAGTCACTTATCCATTCAACATCTTCTTGTTTGAAGTGCTTTTCAAATTTTTTTAATTTTGATTTCATGAATATATGTAAGGCCCCCCGAAGGGGGCTTAGATTAGATCAGTCCACGTTCTTCGAGTTTGAAGGCATATCCGATTGGATCTACTTTCTCCTCGTAATTGTAATCCGTGTGATGGGTGGTATCGATCAGAATAATTAATCTGGCATCTTTGTCTTTTTGACTTATCTGCCAAATATTGCTGTCGAAGAAATAAGTGTAGGTTTGGTCATTTATAAGAACCCTATAAGTTCCCTCCCCTTCGTTATTTATCAGCCCTTCCAGCTTTCCTTGTATGGAAATCTGAGTTTGAGGTGGATTATAATTTCGACCCGTGTTGTGATTAGCCAGCCAAGAAACATTTACTTCTTGGTCGACTCTGGGCATAAGTTGAGCTTGTATAAGCTCCTTATTTCCATCTGTCCTTAAAAGATAAGGTCCAGTGAATTGTTTTATATCTGAGACTTTGTTTCCAAAGTACAAATAATCACATCCGTACATAGTATTCAGTTGACAAGGTACAATTGAGGAATCTTCTCCCTCAACTCCATTATAGCCTGATAACACTCTGAGTCAACTTGTCTTGTGACACTAATATTACTGGCACATGGGTTGGGTTAAGATGATTGACAGTATCATTAGGTTGAGGTAATATATAACTAGGCAGAGATTGCCTCCACTTAACTTGCTAAAGCCATGATTGCATTTACAGCAAAAGACCTACTCAAAGAGATCGAGATTGAGCTAGGCGGTAAACTAACACCTCACCAAAGAATCATCGGAGGTAAGGAAATTTACAAAACTTACGGATTCGGATGCCGCATTGCCCCAGAGAAAATAGACGAGGCAACACAAGTAATTATCAAAGCTATTTTTTAGGAGCAAAATGAAACCAACCTTACAGACGCTCATTGGAGACCTTAAAAGAGAGCAAGAAAACTTAGACAAGTTTACTAAAGCTCAAACCGAAAGAATCTATGGTCTTTATCACGCCACAACAGGCAAGGCAGGCGAGATACTTGACCCTCAAGTTTTGGCAAACTATAAATTGTCATTACATAAAGAAGGTCAAAGACTTCTTGATGAAACCAGAGAAATTTCAGCAAGAATTGACAATATTAACTGGAAGATTCGAGCAACAGTTGGCTTATCACTTCAAGAAACTTTTGACCTTGTAAAGGTAGCAAAGAAACACATCACGGAGGTGCTTTGATGGGATTACACGTCAACATTTACAAATGCTCAAAATTTGGGGACTGCACTTTAAACGGTGTGTCCTCAAGAGATATCGAAGGCTTATGCCTCACAAACGTCGAGGGTCCTTTTGAACCTTCAGACCATTATCCAGCAGCCCAACTTAAAAAGGGTTCTTATAATTCTTTGCATATAAAACCAGCATTGAATGAAGATGAACATACAATGGATGGAGGCAACTTTGCAGCAAGCTGCGACAGCAGGTTCAGCGACGCTTGCAGAGAGCTTCTTGGGCATCATTTTTACGGTGCGGTTGCTATTCACGACAGAGTGGAGAACTTCTAATGACTGAGAAACAATACCAACAAGCAAAAGCAGAACTGAACGACAGGTTTTTAAAAGACGAGTCTTACAGCGATGACATGTATATATCAGACCTCAAGGGGCTAGAGGCTTCTTGGCTGATAGCTTGCTATAACAAATCACTCTAATATTAAGGACATTTAAGTTGACTTACCTATATAACAGAGGTAATATAGATGTAAGGCAGAGATTGCCGAGTTCCCTTACCAAACAATGATGACCATTCAAGAAATTATTACTAAATTAAATTATTTAGAAAAAAATGGAAAGCAAATCCAAAAAGAAAGAGGTGACTATTATTGGTTACAAGAAATCAACAAATGGGAAACCTTATTCTGCAATCATCCTGATGCAGACAAGACAAGACATTCAGACACTTCTGAATATATAAAACTAGAAATGATCGAAGAGGAGGCAGACTGATGAAGCATTTTCTTTTATACATAGCGATGGGCGGAATATTTTTCACTGCCCTCGACTCAACTTTTACCCAGATGACAATTGCAAATTGTAATGCTGGTATCCACCTTGCATGTGAGGAACTTAAAAAATGACAGTTAAACAAAAACTGACAAAGGCAACAGGTGTTAATAAAAAACTTTTATTAGCAGCAAAATGCATCAGGTTTGAAATTCTTGACAGCAAAGGTCATAGCAAGACCTCTGAAGAATGGGATGAGTATTTAAGACTTGAATGCGAAATTGAGGATTGTTCATGAAATATCCAGACCCAATCCTCATGAATATGTCGAACGCTGAATATCACGCAAAAGAAGATATCAGTGCTTCAGACCTTAAAAGCTGGGTCAAAACATGTCCTAAAGTTTGGCATCAATTGAAATATGGCGACGGCAAGGTTGACCACGCTCCAGTTATAAAAAAGGCATTTAGAGATGGGGAACTGGCTCACGCTTTTACACTTGAGTCAGAAAGGGCAGCAAAAGACTATGTCATCTGCCCAAACAAAACAACAAAAGCTGGCAAGGCTGCAGCAGAAGAAATTATTGCTCAAGGCAAAGAACCAATTTCACAAACAGAATACGACTTATCTTCTTCTCTTGCAGCTTCGGTTCATGCCCATCCAACCGCATCAAAACTTTTATCTTTTGGGCAGCCAGAACTTAGTTACTTCATTCAAGACCAAGAAACAGGTCTTGCAGTAAAAGCCAGACCCGACTGGATATGCGGTGACGTTATTGTTGACCTCAAAACCACAGGAGAAGGAGGTGCCTCTCCTGATAATGCCATCAAAACAATTGCACGATACCTTTACCATCTGCAAGCAGCACACTATTTAGAAGTGACTAAAGCAAGTGAGTTTTATTTTGTATTTGTTGAGAAGGTTTATCCGTTCGCTGTCGGTGTTTACTCACTCGACGACGACACCATTACAGAGGGTCGTGCCTTGCGGTCCCTTGCACTTAAACAGATATCTCAATGCCACACCGATAATTATTGGCGTGGATATAGCGAATCTGTCGAAACTTTGTCCTTGCCTAATTGGGCTTATTTAACAAATTAATTATGGAATTTTCCAAAGAACAAGTCGAGCTGCTCAATGAGCCTATACTCGCAGCAAACGTAAAAGAAAGAGAAGCTGGCTGGGGTGGGAAAGATAACAAGCTTGCCTTCGTCGAAGGTTATCACGTCATTGCTGAAGCCAACCGCATTTTTGGTTTTGGCGGTTGGAGCAGTGAAACTATCGAAACAACTTGTGTTCAAAACGAACCTAAAGCCGTCAGTTACATAGCCAAAGTACGAATCACTGTAGGAGATGTGATTAGAGAAGGAACTGGTGCTGGTCATGGTAACCAATCCAATCATGGAAACAATCACGAGTCTGCTATTAAAGAAGCTGAAACAGATGCTCGCAAAAGAGCCTTTATGCAGTTTGGTAATCAGTTCGGCTTATCTCTTTACAACGGCAAAGATAAATCGTGGAAAACTAACAAAGAAAAACCACAGAATGAGCCTTCATTATCTGAACTCGCACTTAAATGGATACAAAAAGCTCCATCTCAAAAGCACCTCGATGACATAAAAGAGAGGTTAAACGCACAAATGAAACAGGGAAACTTAACAGATAGCGAGAGGCATAAGCTGACCAACGCTATCGTTCAAAAGGAGGCATCTTTATTGTGACTGAAACTTCAACTTATCTTGACACCAAACAGCTTGCAAAACGCTACGGTGTGACCGATAACACGGTCAAAATATGGCGAATGAAAACAAGGAAGGAAAACAAACAAGTCGGTCCAGAATGGTATGAACTGCCAAAGTTTGCATCGACTCCTTCCGCATCAAGAGTTCGCTACAACCTCGACCAAGTTATCGCTTGGGAGAAAGAAAACAACATCACCCCAAAAGAAAATGGAATTTGAAAACGCTCTGCCTTTGCCAATTAATTTCACGGTTGGCGATAACAAGTATGAAAACAGTAGGGATCGATTCCCACGTCGGTTTAACATTTTTGTTCCACTTGAAAGTATTGACGCTCTCTGTAGCCATTTCCAAGCCCTCAAAGAGGACCAATCAAGACATAAAGAGGGAAATGTCTTTGATATGAGAGAGAACACCAAAGTTAGAGTTCAAGGTGTATATCTAAGTGCAAATGGTAAAAAGAACACCTTTGATAATGATGAGGATGACTTTGGAGCCTTTGGGTCTGTCAATCCAAGAATGCTTCCGAATGCAAAGCCAACCGTTCCTCCCGAAGAACCCAAATCAGACTACAACATGAATTGGGATTCAGAGGAAATTCCATTCTAAAATTAGGCTTCCTTTGGTGTAAGTCCTAATGCAGCTATCATTCGCTTTTCCAATTTATGCGATGTGATTTGGCTTATTTCTCATCAATCGTTTTCTGTTAACGAGCAAAACAGAGTTCAAACTTAACAAACAAACAACCATGTCTCAAAGAAACCTAGAGATCACAGTGCAAGGTATAAACGGCCTTCTCTGTTCAAACGTCGCATATTCTGACCCATTGGGTGATTATGCAAAATACAAACAGTTCTTTACTGATAAAAAAGGTAAAGCAAAGACCGATGGAGTTCATCGTGCCGTCAGAGTCCTTGATTGGCTTTTATCTGGTTACTGGATGAAAGAAGGAAAGGTAAATGTTGACGAAGGAGAGAACACCGTTGACTTTGAAGGGTTCAGCCGACCTTATATGCCGAGTGCAAATTTCCAGAAGTGTTTAAGAAACGCTGCAACAAAATGGAAACTTGGAAAAGATGTGCTGAGGTCTGTGATTGTCCACAACAACCCAGAGCTTGAGTATGACGGTCCAAAAGATGCAATCGAAATGATTAATCATAGAGAACCAAAACTTCAGCTTGCAGCATTCACAGGTCGAGGGGTTTGGGTCAACAGATTGTATTTACCAAACTGGAAAGCAAGGTTTCAAGTCTTACTTGATGACGAGCTTATGGGGATGGATCAACTTAGAAGAATCGCAATCATGGCTGGTAAAGCAGAGGGCTTGGGAACATGGCGACCTCGCTACGGAAGATTTGAAGTAACAGAAATTAAGGAGGTCGATGAATGAAGAAAAACCCAGATGACTTGCCATATTCAGTCTGCGGTGTTGCATGGAGGGAACTTCAGAAAGGGGAAAGAATCTCTGCTGAAAAAGTAGAAGAGATGTATTTTCTCTTGACCGATAAGAAGCTGATCACGGCTTCAAGAGATCAAAACAGGGACTTGTCTTTCAGGTCCCTCCAAGTCAAACAATGGATTGAATCTAACCGAGTTGAGATTGGGAAGCCACTTGTTTTAAGGCAAGACAAAGGATCTCTTGTGATTTTGACAGATGCACAGGCTGTTGATTATCTAAACGGTCAGGCATATCAAGGCTTAACCAAACACAGGAGAAACACAAGAAAGATGTTTAATCGGATTGATGTAGAAAATCTTGGTCAATATGATAGAGATCAGCTTTCAGTAAATCAAGGTCGACATTCTTTCATCGCTGCTGCTATTGATGGGGCAAAGAAACAACTGCTCCGCATACAAAAAGATGGTGGCACGATTCCAAAGATCAAACCTCCTGATGAAGATTAAATTATCGTCTCATCGCACAAATATCGTAGTCTGATTCGACTTATTGTATTGCCAAATCTTGCATCTTGACTCAGATCTTTTCCACTCATTTTCTTGCCATCGTTCACACTTTACGATCAAAAGTGTTTATATATTTTTTTGTAGCGGCTTTGTGCATTTCCCTGTGATTCTTTGTCCCGTCTTTTGATCCAATCGTTGTAAGTTTACGATAAAAACTTTCTTCAACACCTCAAAGATTTTATAGGTTGATGAGGTGACAATCAACTTGATCCGCTTTGCCTCGATTTTTCTCATCTCGGCTCCATGCACATCTTTCTCAAGCACTTTCATGCTTCTTAGTTTTATGTTATTTGGCTTAAATCTCAGCATTCGTTTAAGGTTAACGATGAAACCTTCTCAACATCTTTTAAAGTTAATAGCTGCAAAAGATGAACTTTCTCATTGCGTTTCTCGTTAAAGTGGCGTTATGCGGCTTTGATCGGCTTGATTTGCAGCAATCGTTTAAGGTTAACGATAAAACCTTTCTTAACATCTCTATTACTGAATAAGTATGCGAGGTGATTATCAGCTCTTTTTAATTTTTTGCGACTTCTTTCACAATTATGCTGCTCTATCCCATGATTTGTAACGCAGATTTTCTCACCTCGATTTGCTTTATCTTAGATCGCCTCTAAGCAGATTGCTTCACTCTTGCTTTATGCCGCCCTGCTCTATTCCTTCGTTGTGGGTTCACGATAAAACCTTCTTTAACATCTCTATAACTTGATAGGTTTGCGAGGTGATGATTCGACTTAACTAGTTGCCACTTGCTGCATTTTCTTTCGATTCATTTCACTTCGACTTAGCTCATGTCAATCGTTGGTGTTAAACGAATAAAACTGCCAGTAACATCTCTTGTAGGTGCAAGAGCCAAAGAGATGACCTCGTTGCTTTTTGATTCGCTTCAACTCACGTTGGCGTACAGTAGCTTAACGATCCGTTCCTCCATTCTGCCCATTGCCACGTGTATCGGTGCATTTCTATTTACCACAATCGTTTTCAGTTTACGATTAAAACTGTTTACAACCTCTTTTTCATGTATTATGAAACCAGTGCTTGATTCTATAAATCAACTTATAAGCGTGATTGCTGGCAGAGCCATTGCCCAACAAACCGTGCATCTTAAAACTAAGCCTGCCAAAAGATGCAGCGAAGCAATCAGAATTGCAAGTGAAGTTGAAATGAAACAAGGGCTAGAAGATCTTAATGAAATGAATGATGATAGAAAATACAAACAAGTTCAAAGAAAACTAGAATCCCTCTCATCTATTCAGAGATTGGCTTTATTTTTTGAAAAACATCAAAATGACTAAACAAAAGCAATTTTACAAAAACCCATATATCGGCATGATTTATACCGATGGGAAAAGAACTTATGAGTTTATGAATAACCCTTTTTATGGAGTCATTGATGGATGCAAACCACAACCGTCATGGGTTGAGATTACTTTGGAGTTAAAATGAAAAAGAAAGAACATTCTTCAGTCAAACTTAGAAAACTAAAAGATATTAGACGTAAAGATTTAGAAAGAAACTTTTTAGATATTCAGCTAAAAGGACAGGACCACTATGTTTTTATAAAAGAAAATGGTAAGGCTCAGGTTGTTTATGAAGAAGGTCGGTGGGTCAAGGAACATATAAGAACTGCGGTTCTTAAATTTAATTATGAAGTTGATAAAACAGACAATATGTTAATAAGAGACTTTGAAGATAAATATATTGATGAGTACGAGAAAACTTTAGAATAATTTAAAACGCTTTTTTCTTTTTACTGGTTTGATAAACTCAAGGTCTATAAAATGATTTAATATTGATGATAAAAACATATCTTGCCTTAATTTATGTCTGACCAAGTGGGTGCAGTACCTTTTGATTCCATCGATATCATCAGACTCCATGATTTGTCTGCATTGAAGCTCAACTTCTAGTTCCATCTCTGGTGGTGCCTTTTCTATATCGATATTTAGAAACTTCTTAATCATTTAACTGGAAAGAGCTTCTCTTCTATCATTTTGACAATTGCGTCATCAACGTCATTGTCTGATTTTGAAGCCAAATCCTTCAAAAGATTCAGAGCAGCTTTGCGTAAACTCTCACTTTTACCGAATCTTATGAATAGATTAATTAGAAACTTTGACATGAATTTTTGTTTTCTTTTCCTAACATAGCTAAGTTGGTAATATAAAACAAGAAAGGCAATCCGTATGGAAGAAGAAAAACAAGAAAAAGAAGGCTTTGATTGGGGTGATCTTTTTGGTCACGGTGTCAGATTTCTGATTTTGACTTGGAGTTTATCGATGATGACTTTGGGATATATGGGCAAGGTTAGAATTGACGGTGCGTTCACGGCAGGCTTGGTTTCGGGGGTCCTAGGATCTTATGGAATTAGTGTGGGACAGAAGAAAGGTGGCAATAATAACAGCAATGGTCCTAAGATAGTGGATAATAGTAAAAACAAAGTCGGTATCAAATGAAAAAGCTTTTTCTCTTATTTCTGTTTATACCAGTTGCTTCGTATGCAGATATTCAAAGTACTATCACGTCATCAGTCAAACTGGAATCCTTATCGGCAGCAACTTCAGCCGATAAAATTGGCTCATCTTACAGCATTAGCGGAACAAATATCACAACTACAAGTGGAGACGCTGCGAGTGTGGGTGGTTTTGGATCTGTTACAAATGGAGTGCCAGCTGTAACAATGCCAAGTGCAACACAAACAACTGCTGGTGAGACTTTCAGTTTTACTCAGTCTTACCTTGAGGGAGACGCAACTGCTGGATCTGCACCAACTGTCGGAACTGTAGGCAACTTCAGTGATTTGACCTCAACTGCCGCTGGTTCAGTAGGCACAGCAGCCGTCACTTTAGATCATCACACAATGAGTCTGACAGGTGGAACAGGAACTGGGGTCGTTCTTACTGGTCAATTCGTAACAGACTTAACTGTTGATTAATGTGGAAGTATCTGCCTTTTATATTTTTTATTAGTCCAACTTATGCAGTGCCTGTAGTCCCTAATTTTAATAGTGCTACCTCAACAAGTCGGTCTGTCACCACAAATAACCTCACAGAAAATATTCGAGAAGTTCGCTACAATTCTGGTTATACCTATTCAGTCACAGGATCTGGGATTTCATGCGGCAACTGTGATTCAATATCCATGCCAAATGCCACAGTGACAGAAACCATCAATGGAACTACCTACGAATGGACAGGCTTAAATATGGATCAAAAACCTCAATGGCAACAGACAGGTCAAGGAGCTTTTCAATTTTCAGAATTTTACAAAGGCCCCTCTCTCGAATCTATAACAGACATAACAAGAGTAATTCAATCAGAAATCGTCACAGATACAACTATTATATTTTCCAACTAATAACCCTTTTTTCTTGTTTACCTAGTTACGCCAACACTTCGACAATAGCTAATCCACAATCCAATACATCATCTTCAGTATCAAACTTTGCTACTCAGGTGTTAACAGGCCCTATGACAGAGAACAGCTATGGTGCTGGTATTCAATGTTCTGGAGCTACACTATCGGTCAGCCCATTCGCCACAACTTCCGTTGCAATAAAGCGTCCTCAAGATTACATCTTCCATACACCAGTCTATAACGAAGCAACAGATGATGATGGCAACCTCACAAATGCGGGTGAGATTTTATATTTTCGAGAGAATTACAGCGGCAATAAAGATGCGACCTCATTTAATTTTGGAATAGCTGCAACAATATCTGTGCCACTTGATAGACGTTTTCAAGATGCTTGTCTAAAAAGTGCAACTACTCAGGAAAAGATAATGCGGCAACAATTATCGACAGCCAGATTAAACTACGAATTGGCCAGACTAAAAAATTGTCATGAGCTAAGAGTCAGTGGAGCTGAATATTCTCCAAAATCTGAATACTTTGACCTTTGCTCAGACATCATAAGTACACCCCCAAAAAATCAAGTTATCCCTCATACACACAAAATTGAGCTAAATAAGTAAATTTAGTCCACTCAGAATCGCCTGTAAGGGGCTTGTAGTTTTGCTTGCTTATGTTTGTGCCTTTGATTTATCTTTAGATTTGGACAGACGCTTAATGGCAGTCTTGATGAGGTTGGTGAGTAGCTTCAAGATGATAGGACTTGCACCCGCAGTAATAGCAATAATTGAAGTGCTGACAAGAACAGGAGAGCTAGGTATCCATTTCTCAACAAAGGTTGAATCTCTGAAGACTTCATAGCATTTACCATTCTTTACTACATGAGAGACAACCACCTGTAACTTAAGGTCATTAGGGTAGCTTCCTACTGGAATGTTATCCTCAGACGGACATTTTATGAAGAACTCTTTATCTTTTTTGACTTTGGGTTTATATTCTGGCGGCTGTGGTATTTCTGGTTGAGGTTGCTCTGGCTGTTTTAATGGGTCTGTTGGAATAAATTTGTCAGGGTGATATTCTAATGCCTCGAATGTTGGATAACTTACAACAGGGTAATCAAGCTTTGGTTTATCAATAATATCTAAAGTTGTTGGATATACCTCCCATGTTCTTATCTTTGGTATATAAATTTCTTTTATCTTTATTTGTGGTATTTTGATTTCTGGTATTTCCATGAAAATCAAAAACAATTAATCAATAAATTTCATTTGTTTTTTAGGTTGTTCTGGTAGCTGTACAGATGGCCCTGTGAAATCTGGTATCTTTTCTCCCATTACATCTGGTAGTTTATCCTCAAGACTTCCCATAATTTTGTTCTTTAATGTTCTTTCAAACTCAGGACTTTGCATATAACGTATAGCAACAAAACCAAAGGCTGCCATTGACCCTAATAATAAAAGAGACAATAATGAAGCAACTTGACAAATTTTATTAAACATAATGCTGAGAGAAGTTTTAAGAATGTTGGCTATGCCTTTGACTTTGATGACACTTTTTCTGATTCTTGGCTTGATGCCTTTGTATCTGATGGCTGGTTTGATTCGGGTACAGCTTGAGTCTCAAGAATCTGCAGTTCCAAAATCTTCATTGCACCATTAGTTTCGTGCAATGCAATCCATAACTGCTCTCTTTGTTGAGCAAGTTGTTGTAATCTTTCTTGTAAATTCATAATTTAGTAGAGTTTCTTACCAGCAGTAATAGCAGCATCAATGGCTGTAAAATCTTCTGATGTCCAGATAGATGTTGTTCCATCTAGTTTTTTGTAAAGCTTGATAATTTCAAGATGTTCTACATTACGTTGAATTTTAGCTTTAAATTCAACGTCAGTTTCATCTGATGTTTGTGCTGTGCCTATTACTGTGACACTATCGCCAGCAGCAGAAAAAATTGCTGCGATTTCATCTGCGGTTTTTTCTTCCATAATTAGAAATAGATTTATTTAAAGTTTACCCTACTTCGAGGGCTGTGACTTTTGCGGATAACTCCTGTATTGCTTTTACTAGAACTGGTATTAATTTACCCTGTTTTGCTTCTAATTTATCTGGATTTTCTTCCATAACTAAATCTAAATACTCTGATCCTTTTTGTGCTTCTTGTAATTCCTGAGCAATAAAACCAGCCCTCACAGTACCATCTTTACTTGGCACACCTTCTCTGGTTTGCCATTTAAATTGACGAGGTAAAAGACTATTTATAAAGTCTAAACCTACAGGTAAGTCAACAATATCAGTTTTGTCTCTTCTATCAGATAAAGAACTAATTGAAGTATCAGCACAACGTAAAGAGGTTACGTTTGGATCACCAAGAGTGATTTCATTACTTACAGTCGCTGATGAAGCTGCGGCATTAAAACCAAGAACAGTGTTATTACCGCCAGTTGTAATGGCATCACCTGCATTACGACCAAGACCTGTATTATTATCACCAGTTGTGACGTTTCCTAATGCGAAATTACCAACGCCTGAGTTACCTTGCCCAGTAGAATTAGCTCCTAAAGCATTTTTTCCTACAGCAACATTTATGGTGCCTGTGGTATTAGCATCCAAACATAAAGATCCAACCGCTACGTTATCTGTTCCAGTTGTGTTTGCTTCTAAAGCTCTATTTCCCAAAGCAGTGCTATGTTCTCCTGTTGTGTTTCCCGTCAAAGAATTAAAACCAATGGCAGTATTAGCATCTGCTGTAGTATTGGCATCTAAAGCGTTAGTTCCTACGGCTACGTTAATTGTTCCAGTTGTATTTACACCTAAAGCATTGCTTCCAACTGCAACATTATAATCTGCTGTAGTATTGGCATCTAAGGCTTGAGAACCTAGGGCTGTATTCTGTGAACCAGTTGTGTTTGCTGCTAATGCACTCCTTCCAACG